CGTTATTCTCAGCAGTAGAGGAGTTAGCTACAGAGTCTAGCGTAGCACCTATCAAAAAGAAAAGAAGCGGAGTAATTTCGCCAAAGAAAAAATCAATTTTTACAGTAAACAAATAATAAAAAAAAATAATTATGGCATTTGACGTTAGCGCATTAAGCGCATATATTGAAAATCAAGACTTTCCTTTAATTGCACAGATGCAAGCGACAGGAGGATTGGCAGAAGTAGCAGACATTCAGACAGGAATTAAAGGAAGCTCAAACCTACAGTTTTTATCAACTGATGTAGTTTTTGGTTCAGACTCTTGTACTAGAACAGGAGCAGACACTACTACATTATCTCAAAGAACTATTACAGTAGGAGCTATTGCAGTTTCAGAAGATTTGTGTATTAAAGACTTAAACGGATACTGGGCGCAAGTTCTAGTAAAACAAGGAGCAGCAGGAGAGGAAGAAATGCCTATGGAGATTGAGGCAGTTTATATGGCTAAGAAAATGAACGCAATGGCTAACGCTTTAACTATCGCAGATTTTCAAGGCGACACATTAAGCGGAACGAACAACCTATCTTACTACGATGGACTTTTAAAAATTGTAGATGCAGGTGCGCCAGTAGATGGTAACACAGGAGCAGTAACGGTGGCAACAGGCGTATCGTCTAGCAACTGTTTAGACATCTTGGACGGTATATGGGAGTCAACGCCTGACAATATCAGCGAAGCAGATGACCTTTCATTATGGGTACCGACATCAGTTTACAAAAAATATGTTATCGCACTTAAAAACGCTAACTTATTTCACTACTCAGGAGATGGGGAGCAAGTTAAGTTATACGGTACTAACGTAGCTTTACGTTCTACAGTAGGTTTACCGGGAGCAGCAGGAAGCGAGAGAATGATTTTAACTAGAGATTCTAATATCGTAATAGGTTGTGATGGAGACCAAGAAGAAGATTCTATGTCCGTGAGATTAGACCCAGTTTCTGAGAAAAGTATTTTCTTTGACGTTACTTTCAAAAGAGGAGTACAAGTAAGATTCATCGACGAGGTTGTAGAATTTACACTAGTACCTTAAGAGTACTTTAACAATAACTTAAAGAGGGGTGGGTAATTGCCTAACCCCTTTTTTTATAAACACTAAAAAAAAGAAAATATTATGGCGTGTGCATTAACTCAAGGAAGGGCAATCGATTGCAGAAATTCCACAGGCGGAGTAGAAGAAATTTTAATAGCTAACTTTGGAGATATCACTATTGATACAGTAGCAGCAGGAGTAATTACTGCGCTAACCCAAGCAGGAGCTACTAGCTTTTACAGATACTCCTTAGAAAAAGAAAACGGAAGTTTAGTAGAAACACATACAGGGTCTTTAGAGAATGGAACGAATGTTTATGATTCTGTTTTAGACTTTAATACTAAAAACTTAACAGCATCAGAAAGCGAGGAGCTAACACTTTTAGACCAAGCTAGATTGTTCGTGATTGTAAAAGATATGAACGGAAGCTACTGGACTGTAGGCGCATATCACGCAGCAGATAAACTAAGCGGTACATCTGTAACTGGTGCAGCGTTTGGAGATTTAAATGGCTTTACGTATTCAATAAGCTCTAAAGAGTCTGTTCGAATGCTAGAAGTAGATTCTACTGTAATTGCAGGTTTAACAATAGCATAGTTTTAAACAAATAATTAAGGAAAGGGTAGCGTAATTGTTACCCTTTTTTTATGCTCCAAAATAAAATACTTACAAAAAAGTTTGGTTTTGTCAATAATTGCCTAGAGCTATTTTAAAGCGTTTTAAGGCACTTTCGCCTTTCGCTAGTATGTTACCATTAAAAAAAATAGTTAGTAGAAACCGTATTTTCATTGGGCTGTAGAGCTAAAAATAAACAGTTAAAAATTTGTTTAATTAATTATTTTTTATTATAGCCTTTATTTTATACAACTATTAATTTTTTTTACAATAGATAATATGGAGTTAAAAGATGAATACAAAAGAGGCGGTACTGTCTACCATAATGTAGTCGGACACGTTACCATAGTAGACGATAAAAAACAGTTTGCTAAGTATAAAAAATTGGGCTTAGATGTTTTTAAAGCTGAGAAGAAAAAGAAGGAAAAGAAAGACAAAAGCGATTCTGAATAATGCCGATTTTGATAAACGAAAATACGACAAGCAATCTAACTTTAACACTAAAGGAAAAGACTACACTATCTTCTCCAGTCTACCTATTTCAATTTAGGAACGTAACAGAGAAAGTAAGTTACTATTGCATCATTGCAGATACTAGCTTATTCAAAGATAGGTATAATGAGTTTATATTTACAGAAGGAACAGACCTACCTTTAGTAGGCAAATTAATTTTAGGAGCAGGAGGTCAATATGAATATTTTGTTTACGAGCAAACCTCAACAACTAACTTAGATCCTGAACTATCAACAGGCTTAGTAGAAAGTGGACTAATGGACTTAGAGCGTGCAAGTACTACTTATGCCGAACATACGATTAACGAAACTTACACAACACATCAGGTAATATGATGAACAAAGAAAATATTTTAATCTTTAATTTTGAAGCTAACAAGCCTCCAGTATTTAAAGAGGAAAGAGGAAAGGACTATATCGTATATGGAACTGAAGCGCCTTATAAGAACTTATATCCCGATTACTTAGTAGAATTATACAATACTAGTGGAAAGCACAATAGTATAATTAACGGTAAGACTAATTACATAAGCGGTAGAGGTTGGAAAGTAGACCAAACTGTAAGAACGCTAGAGGACAAAGTAAAGCTAGAAAACTTTATTAACCACGTAGGTAATGACTCTTTATTTGAACTTACAAAAAAGATAGTTAAGGACAATGAGCTTTTCGGCGGTTATGCTTTAGAAGTAATAGTAACCAAAGATGGCAAAGGACTTATTATTAATCACATTGACTTTGGAGATATTAGAGTAGGAGTAGAGGAGGATACTTATTTCTATACCTCAGATTGGGCAGCAAAGAAACCAACTAATAATGAGGACTTTGAAACATTAAGCTCTTTTCCATTTGATGGTTCAGCAATTAAAGGAGAAAGATACATTTGTTATTACAAGAGTTACAGACCTAATCTAAAAGAGTACCCTTTACCTAATTACGTGGCAGGAGTACCTTATATCGCAGCAGATTACGAGGTTGCTAACTACGTTTTAAACAACACCAAAAATGGTTATTCAGGTGGTACTATTTGGAACTTTCACAATGGGCAACCTACTCAAGAAGCTCAAGCTTATATAAAGAAACAGATTAAAAATAAGCATCACGGAAGTAATAACGCAGGCGAGCCAGTTATAATCTTTGACGATGGAAAGGATAAAGGAGTAGAAATAATAAGTACTAATCCTAACGGACAAGACGATAAGTTTATAAACTTAAACCAACAGATACAAGACGAAATATTCACAGCTCACGGAGTAGATGCATCTGTCTTTATTAAAACAATAGATACAGGGTTTAGCAATAACGCAGACGAGTTAAGGGTAGCAATAGAGGCTATGAATAGTAGTTACATTGAGCCTAACCAAAGAATGTACGAGAAGCTGTTTAATGACTTTGTGGTTTTATTGGGAATGCCTAGCGGTCTTAAAATAGAAAAGATTGCACCTATTAAGGTACAAATTTCAGAGAGTACTTTAGTTTCAGTATTAACTACTGACGAGATTAGAGAATTAGCAGGATATAAGCCACTAGAAAAGCCTTTAGAAAAGAAAACAGAGCAAGTATTTAACGAGGATGAGTTTAAATTTGATTTGTCAGAGTTTGGATATTCAGAAGATGAGTTAGAGGTAATAAGTGAAAAAGAATTAGACTACAACCCTTTCGACTTTGCGGACATATCACACATAGATAGTCAAGTTATAGACATTATTAAAGCTACTCCTAAAGCTACTATCCCTGAAATAGGACAGCAAGTAGGAGAAACGCCTAGTGAAGTACAGGAAAGGATAGATAGGCTAGTTAAAAACGGTTTACTAGATTTACAAAAAACACAAATAAAAGTAACAGACGAAGGGGAGCGAGAAACATCTGAGCTTATAACAGTTTACAAATACAAATTAAGACACGACGCACCTTCATTAAGAGGAAGTAGTAGAGACTTTTGTAAAAAGTTAATGAGAGCAGATAGAAGCTACGAGCTTAAAGATATAATGGTAATGAATAACAAACAAGGCTCTAACGTATTTGCACATAAAGGCGGATGGTATAATAATCCAGTTACCAAAACTAGAACTAACTACTGTAGACACGTATGGAGCGCAAGAACGGTAAGACTTAAGAAAGATGCTAAGTAGTTACCAACGGTTAAAATTTAAAAAGGAAGCAGCACAGAAAGCAGCAGAGGAACTTAAAGAAGATATAGAGTTTATTATTATGCGACCACACACAGCAAGAGCAAAGAATATAAGAAGGGAAGTAAAAGAGAAAAACAATGGCTAGAACACTATTAATAGATATGGACTACATAAAACAGAACTCGATTCTAGATGAGAATGTAGACGAGCGCCTTATGGTAGATGCTTTGTGGACAGCTCAACGTGAG